TAGTTCGTGCTGGCTCTACGCCTTATGCTCAAGAAAATATTATTAAATTAGCACCAAGAGCAAATGAACCAAAAGAATATAAATTAGATATTTATACTTTATTATTAGAATATTTAAAAAATTCTGATAGAGATGAAGTAGCATCTTTATTTAAATTAAACACTCCTTCAGATATTCAACTATTAAGTTGGATTGCTGAGAATGTTAATCTTAATAAGATAGCATTCATAGATTCAGAAGTTAAACGGAGATGGCCTCAATCATATTTTTATGAAATGTTGGCTTATTCTCACAATGGAAAAAACAGTAATAGAATCAATATGCCTAAGCGAAGAAAATATACTAGCATCCCATCTATTTGTTATAAATTAAAAATGAAACCTAAAGAATATTATCTATCAGATTTATATTTTCAAGATGATAATTTTAAACAATATGCTAAAACCCAATTAAATAATGCTCAATGTAGACTATTAAAATTAGGTGAAAAGCGTATAAAATCTAAGATAGACCCAATAATTCCAGAAGTAGGATTAAGCCGGTGGCTATAATGGCGGGTAATGGTCATGGAAAATCAAAAGTTGGTTGGTCAAAAAACCCAAATTCTAGAAAATATAGATTTTTAAGTCATTGTATTGATAACATGAACGAGGAATTTACATCACGGGATATTCAAAACTTTATAACATATACTTGGGCTAGTAAAGGCATGGTTTCAAAAAGAGGAATGCGTCTTAGACAGATGTATTTTACAACTAATAGTATCAGTAGATTTTGTAGTATATTTCATAAAGTTAGAAAAACTGAAATGATTAAAGATAAATGTCAGGTATGGAGAAAAATACCATATAAATATGAAGAGGAATAAAAATGTTATGGACAGAAAAATATAGACCCTACAGAATAAGTGAAATAGTAGGACAGCCAAATTTTGTATTGGATGCTGAGTCTTGGATTGTTACTAAAGAAATGCCAAACATATTACTTTATGGTTCTGCGGGAACAGGTAAAACTGCTGCTGCGGGAGCATTGGCTAATTCAATATTAGGTAATGAAAAAGAATTAAATTTCTTTGAAATTAATGCTTCTGATGATAGGAAACTAGAAACCGTTAGAACCAAGATTAAAGAGATAGCCTCAACCGGTAAAATCGGTGATGTTCCTTTTAAGATAATCTTATTAGATGAAATGGATGGTATGACTAAAGATGCTCAAAATGCTCTTAAGCGTATTATGGAACGCTATTCAGATAACTGTCGGTTTATCATCACTTGTAATGAAAGGCATAAGATTATCTACCCTTTACAATCAAGATGTGCAAATTATCTGTTTAGTAGGCTTAGTCCCTATAACATGAAGATAATATTGGAGTCCATCTTAATAAGCGAATCAATAAATACCGTCGATAAGACTGAATTAGATTCCTTTATAGGGGGGCTTCATGGTGACATAAGACGAGGGATAACTGAACTTCAGGCATCAATCACAAGTGATAGTCCTTTATCAAAAGTAATTCTTCAAAGTCTTGAACCGTATGAAATAATAATACAAATGGTTATAGATAATAAATATGATACCGCTCTTGAGAGCATTCACGACTTGATTTTTGCATCAGTAGATATGAATACGGTATGTGTTAATTTGCATGATGTGGTAATAAAGTCCGAATTACCACACAATAAAAAATTCCAATATTTGCGAGTAATCGGGGAGTCTGAATGGAGAAGTAAATCCATGACTCCTAAATTATTAGCAAGTTGGATGATAGGACAAATGATATAAGGTGAAAATATGAATGATGAAAATATAGAACAACTGAAGAATGAAATTGAAAAAGGAGCAGAACTCTTAGATATGAGTCTAGAAGACGCTCTTAAAAAGGTGGATGAAATCTGCCTTCAAAATGGCTTAGATAAAGATAACGATGCGTTATTGGTTTTAAGTTTATGGCGACAATATTTTTCTAGTGTTAAAATGGCACAGAAAAATGCAGACCCTAATCCAGATAATCCCATTACTACTACTAGTGGCGGCTGGATAAAGAGTGCTTTTGGATTCTTTATCTCAGTAGAAGATGCAAGAGATTTTATGGAAATTAAAAGAACCCAATTAGAAAATGAATGTGGTCGTGATTTTGACTCTTGTTTTAACTCAGGTAAGATTGCATTTATTGAACAAGCAGATGACGGGTTTAATGTAAGCAGGTGTCATAATGGAGAAACTGAAACCAAGAGTATTAAGAATTTGCCAGAAAACCATATAGAAATTAATGGTGGATGGATAGTTCCATTAGACGATATACAAAATTATGGTTCTGATGTAAATACTAACTATGGTAAGCCTTTACCAAAAGAACAATATAATAGAGCAGCAATATTTATTGGTGAAGTTAATGGGGTGCTTGGACAATATTTCTTTAATTATAAAGGGGAACATAGTAAATTGTTTATTCCAGATACATTTAAATATGTGCATTTTGTATGTATTATTAATAAAAATATGCCTAATAAAATTCATGGTATTACTAACAAAACATTAGCATCATTAATTTATAATGATGATTTATCAGATGATTCAGATGTTAAACGAGATATGTCTAATGATAATATTGCTGATGTATTAATGAACTTTAGTCAAGATAATTACAGCCCAATTCTTGATTTAGACAGGTATCATAGTGTCAATGCATCAAAGCCATATAATGAAAAATATGTAATTACAGATGGCTCAGTATCTAGTATGAATATGACTCTAACTAAGAATGGTAATCGGATTGTATCTATTTCTGATTTAAATGCTGATTTTGATTATGATGGTGATGGGTGGTCAGGAACAACTTGTTGGATTCCAGAACATATTAAATTAGATTTTGGTATTGGTTCAAGTATTATTGTTGTTGGAAGAACTGCTCAACGCACTAATGATGATGGTCAATTAGATTCAGCAACAATCAATGTTAGTGGAATTCTTGTAACTGAGAATAGAGGCAAGTTAATGTCTAATGTAGATATTCCTGTCGAAGAAAACATAGATTGGTTTTGAGGTGAATATCAATGTATAGAATTACAGATGGTATCATACACGGCCCAAGTTTTGGTGTCTTATTAGAAGACATTGAGTTTTTAACTTGGCGGTTAAATGAAGAAACTGGAGAATATTGGATGAAATTCCATGTATCTTCAGGTAAAGAAATCAGAATTAAATTAAGTTTTGATAGTTTAAATGATATATTTGGAAAATGGGCAATAGCAAAAGGAAATGATACCTTCCCTTATTTTAATGGTGATGATAATGAATTGGACAAATAATGATAATACAGATAAAGATGAAACAGTGAATGCGACCTTTGAGGAAACACGGAAGAAAATTCGTGAACAAATTAAAACAAGAATGAATCGTGATAGAACATATCACTGTTGTTCTATTACCGGTGACCCCAAAGTAGGGAAAACCGGAGTCGCTTTAGACAGTAGGACTGATGAAGAAATTGAGCGCGGAATGAAAGTCTATGTGTTAGATTTTGATGATGGTGCAGAACCCACATGGAGTTCAAGTTGGGATAGAGATGAAAATATAATTATATTTAATCCCCTTGAATATTTTTTAGATGGCACATTAAATTGGGAAGTCTCCATGCAAAATGGGCATGATTTTTGTAGGTATGTTAAAGGTGTAATGGCCGAAGGTGAGGAAATAAAATCAGTTATACTTGATGGTTTAGATAAGGTATTAGAATGTGCATCAGATATTTTGCGTAATCATTTAGTTAAAAGCCTTAAGCGTTCAGGAACTATTATTCATGAAACAGATTCTATACGCGTCCCTCCGCTTGATTGGAAAATTAGAAATAGAATTAATGAGAGATTATTAACTGATTTCTTAACTATTGAATGTGATAGGTATTTAATTACTCATATGAAACCTGTTTATGAGGGAATACATAATCCTTCTGCTGTTGGTGAAGTCCCAAATTGGGAGAAATCAACTCCGGCTAAATTCCATCAGATGATTCATATAACTAAAACGAAGGTAGGTTCAATAACAAATTATGTTGCTGAATTAACTGCTAGTAAAACTAATTCAGATTTGGTAGGTAAGGAATGGACAATATTCACCACAAATGGAGATAATAAATGGTTTGGTATTCCTGAATTACGAGAGGGCAAATTATGAAGTTTAATGTAGATAGTAAAACTTTTGTGTCGGCATTAAATTCAGTATTATTACGAGGTAAATATCCTAGTGGGTCTTCGTATAGAATGAAATCTTTATCTAATTATGTATATTTGATTGCATCTAATAGTGGATTACAACTATGTAATGCAGACGACACAACAGCCTGCTCATTATTGTTACCTCAAGCAACTATAATAGAAAATGGGGAAGTAATTTTAGACATAACTAAAACTGTTAAATATTTAAAAACATTTTCTAATGAAATTTCAGTTACCGTAACAGATTTTATTTATGTTGAGACTGATAATAAACAGGCTTCAATGTCTGTTGTTGTTAGCCATCCTTGCTATTCTATGATTGAAAAAATTCGTAAAATTAAATTGCCTGCTGATGGGTCTATGCCTTCTTTTGGTAAATCAAATACTAAGTTTGAAGCAAGAATAACTAGTGATGCTTCTTCTATTATAGAAGCAGCAATTAGTTGTGATGCTATAGGTATGGGTAGATATATGTTTGATTATAATGGAGAAGACTATATTATTTCTGCCGCCCAAAATGGTATAGAAAAAATATCAACTAATGTATCTTTAATTTCACATGAAGGTGAAGAGGCAACTGTTGAAATTGCAGGGCCATTTGCATCATTTTTAGATAGCATTACAATTACTTATCTTAAAGATGAATTTCCTGTGATGTGGATTTGCCCAAATAGAATGTTAATTAAAGCACCTAGAATAGAAGGTAGATAAAATGATTATATCCCAAACAAGTGAAGGAATTTATTTGGCGTGGAGAGAAGATAA